TGAAGATAAAGACAAAGTAAAAAAGAAAAGACTTGAATACGAAATGTCGGATAAAAAGAATCCTGAAAAATATACAATAGTTGTTGATAGATTGCGATTCGTAAAGAGTCAATTTAAGGAAAATGATTTTAGAATATATATTGATAGGTTTATAAATGAAATGACAATCGGACAACTATCAAAGAAATACAATCTTCCAAAGAGTAAAATAAAACTTATTTGTTTGAATGGTAAAAAGGTCGTTATGAATATAAAGGAATTAGAAAGGTGATGTATGAAGAATACAAAAAGAAGTTCATAAAAGAAATATTCAATATCTCATATAGGTATAATGTTCGAGATGTTTTTTCTGATTTTTGCAATGTATTTGCTATAAGTTTACAGAATGCAGTTTGGTTTTCTGAAAAGAAAGAACAAGAGTATATTAAAACAATGTCAAAATATTCTAAAGAAGAACAAGAAAAACTTATAAATTTAGGTTGCTATGTGATTTTAGGATTAGAATCTAAAATGGGTGATTTCTTAGGAGAATGTTTTGAAGAATTATCAATGAATGATAAAAAATATAAAGGACAATGTTTTACTCCATATCATATTGGCTTGCTAATGGCTGATATGACTTATTCTAAAGAGCATATAGAAGAATTATATAAAGATAAAGAAATAACATCATTACAAGATTGTTGTTGTGGCGGTGGTTGTCTTTTAATATCTGCTTGTGATGTATTAAAACAAAGGAATTTAAACTATCAAGAGAAAGTTTATATATGGGCAAATGATATAGATTCTCTCTGTGTTAGAATGTGTTATATACAGTTATCTCTTATAGGAGCAATGGCAAAAGTTACTTGTGGCGATGCTTTAAAAATGGAATATACTGAGGAATGGTTGACACCTTTGTATGTAATGAATTATAATAAAATAGTAAAGAATTTTACCGAGCGGGAAGAAAATACCCAAAATGAAGCAAAAATGAATGAAATCTTACCGAGCGGTAATAAAGAACAATTAAATCTCTTTAAAAGGGCAGAAATATGAGCGAAACGAATATTAACATACCTGAAAAAATGATGTTCTTTCTACAAGAACAGAAAAGATACAAATGTGCTTATGGTGGGAGAGGTTCGGGAAAATCATATAATATTGCTTTAATGTTAATAATTAAGATATTGCAAGAGCCTTTAAGAATATTATGCACTAGACAATTACAAACTAGTATCTCAAACTCAGTTCATAAATTACTAACCGATATTATTGAAAAATACGGGTTATTACAATACTTCACAATAACAAGGGATAGTATAAGGTGCTATAACGGTGGCGAGTTTCTATTCCGAGGGATACAAAATAACATCAACGAAATCAAATCTATGGAGGGTGTAAATATATGTTGGGTAGAAGAAGCTCAAAGCGTTAGTCAAGAAAGCTGGGATATTTTAATACCGACCATACGAAAAGAGGGTTCGGAAATATGGATATCGTTCAACCCTGATAGAGATGAAGATGCAACCTACACAATGTTCGTAAAAAATAAACGAGATGACTGCCATAGCGAACTAGTAAACTATGTAGACAACCCGTTCTTTCCTGATGTGTTAAGGCGAGAGATGGAATATTGTAAATCGGTAGATTTTGGGAAATACGAAAATGTGTGGCTCGGAAAAACGGTAATAAATACAGAAGCTCAAGTATTCCACAACAAGTTTGAACTCAAAGACTTTGAAACACCAGAGGATGCAAGATTTTTTTATGGTGCTGATTGGGGATTTGCGAAAGACCCTACAACACTCGTTAGATGTTTTATTAAGGATAGATGTCTATACATAGACCAAGAAGCATACGGTGTTGGAGTAGAACTTGATGAAATACCACAATTATTTGATAGTGTTCCCGATAGTAGAAAGTGGCAGATACTAGCAGATTGTGCTAGACCTGAAACAGTAAGCCACATTAAGAATAAAGGGTTTAATATCGAAAGTTGCCCTAAATGGAAAGGATCGGTTGAGGATGGTGTAGAATATATAAGGTCTTTTGAGCGAATTTATATTCATACAAGATGCCCCCACACATACTATGAATTTAAATACTATTCGTATAAACAAGATAAAAACACAGGCGAAGTACTTCCTATATTGCTGGATAAGGATAACCATATAATTGACTCCATAAGATATGCTCTTAATTCATATATTCAAAAAGATATATCAATATTGGATGTGTTGTAAATTTGACGATAATAAAAATTTTTGATATATTGTAATAAACACTAGGAGTTTTTAAATGGCAAAAGTTAAAAGTAATGAAAAATTGAATAATGGGTTGATAGATGCCCTTGATTTGCAAATCGGTTTAAATGATACAGGAGATATTAACGGTTTAGAAAGTCTTTATAAGAATGTTTCTCAAAGGTTGTTATCATTAGAACCTATGGTATTAAATTATGCTTATAAAACTTATGGATTAATACAGACAGCGATAGACCAACCAATAGATGATGCCTTTAGAGGTGGTTTCGATATCGAAAGCTCAACTTTATCAAATGAAGAAATTGATAAGTTAAAAAATACAATAAATGAAAATAAGGATCTTGAAAAGATAAAAGATACTTTAAGATGGGAAAGTTTGTTTGGTGGTGGTGTTCTTATAGCAAATACCGACCAAAATCCTGAAGATGAACTCAGTGAAAAAAGAATTGAAAAAGGAAACCTGTCATTTATTGCAAGTGACCGTTGGGAATGTGTTTCTCAAGATACAAGTGTTTTGGCAGGTAAGAGCGATTTTGTTTATAACGGAGTAAAGGTGAATAGAAGTAGGGTAAAGATATTAACCGGAAAAACAGCACCTTATTATGTAAGAATGAGATTGCAGGGTTGGGGATTAAGTGAATTAGAAAGTACATTACCTCCATTGACACAATATTTAAAAAGTATGAATGTTATACTAGAATTGCTTGATGAAAGCAAAATAGATATTCTTAAAATAAACGGTTTGGCTAGTACATTGGCACAAAGCGGTGGAAGTCAAAAAATTAGACAGAGAGTAGATGTTGCATCGAAAAATAAAAATTATAAAAGTATGTTAACAATGGATGCAATGGATAGTTACGAACAAAAAACACTTACTTTTGCTGGATTATCAGAAATGGCAAAAGAAATAAGAACACAAATATCTGCATACCTTAAAATTCCAATGAGTAAGTTGTGGGGTATTGGTTCAAGTGGTTTTTCCAGTGGAGAAGATGATTTAGAAAATTATAATTCTTTAGTCGAGGATAAAAGAGCAGGAGCAACATCTCTTTTAAAATGGGTGTGCGATTTAAGAAGTTTGCAATTGTTCGGTCGTAAAATACCTGATTTAGAATTTAAATTTAAGCCATTAAGAGTTTTAAACGCATCAGAAGAACAATCAATAACCGACAGAAAAGTTGATAATGTGATTAAATTGTTGAATAGTAAAGTTTTGACAATTAGACAAGGAGCAGAAAAACTTGTTAAAGAAAATGCTTTAAATTTAACAGAAGAAGAAATTGAAAATGTTCCTGATGAATATACAGAAATAGAACAATTCGGCGATATGATAGAATGATAAGATTAAAAGATATAAAACCTTTACAATCATATTCGGATATTATTTATAAAAAAATATTAGAATTTTTTAATGACGTCATTTTTGATTATATAGCAGAAATTAACAAAAGACCATTATTAAATGGAAGTGGTATTGAAGATGATTTGATGATGGGAAAGTTGTTTTATGAAAAAGGTAGGTTTTATAGCGAAAAAGGATTTACCAACAACCAAGCAAAGCAATTGGAAAAAATTGGGGCAAGGTTTGATAGTAGAAGTAAGAGTTATGTTTTAGAATATTCTAAAATTCCATTAGGGCTTAAAACGACAATATCTAGGGTAAATGTTTATTCAGAAAGTAAGATTAAAGACCTTTTAAATTACCTTGCAGAACTTCAGGAAAATACAGAGTTTATAACAAGCAAAATAAGTTTTTATGATGAAGTGGAAAAAATAGGTGAGGGGTTAGATAAGCAGTTTAAGGTAAGTATGGCAAAATTAAATGAAATACCTTATGATTTAACAAAATACCAATTAAGAGAAATAGCAAAGAATTATACTAACAATCTTGATTTTTATATAAAGAAATGGACCGAAAAAGAAATATCTAAAATGAGATTAGGAATTCAAGAACTTGTTATGAAAGGTGCTAGAAGTAGAGAAGTTGCAAAATATATAATGAAAGAAAAAGCAGTTGG